ACAAATTCTGAGAATAATGATTTGTATTCTATTAAGGATTATGAAAATAGTGCTTCTGCGCCTACTTCTGCATTGGGAAATAATGTATGGAATTCTACTAAATTTCTGTTTAAAAGTGCTATACTGGATATTACTTTGCGTAATTCTTCTGGTATTGTTAGTGCTGTTGGTCCTTTAGTTACTTCTCCTGATTCAAGGGCTAAATTAGAGTTAGATATTTATGAAATATCGATGACTAAGTCTGGCGAATATATGAGTTCTACTGATACCTATAGTAATTTTAATAATCTTCAAGATTTATTTACTTATGGTTTTAGTTTAGAAAATGTAATTACTGATGAAGCTGGTGCTGGTGAAGTTAAGATTGCAGCTGATACACGTGGTGCTACTCCTTTTGATGGTACGTATGCTCTATCTAAGTTTGGCATCAAGATTTGGAAGAAAACTAAGTATACTATTTTAAATGGTGATACTATAACTTATCAAGTTCGGGATCCTCGACGTCGTGTTGTGGATCGTAAGTCATTGGCTACTCAAGGGGGTTTTAATAAACCTGGATGGACAAGGATAATTTATATTGTTGCTAAGTTGGTACCTGGATTAACTATTGGAGCTAGTATTGGAAATTTTCAACAAGCTTTTGATGTTGGTGTAACAAGAAAGTATACGTATAAGATACAAGGTGTTACTGATGATAGATCAGTATTTTATGCTCAATAATGATAATAATTAATATATTTTTTTATAAGTTTGTTAAATCTATGTCGTCTAAAAAGTCCATGTTTAATGTCTCTTCACTCACTTCTATAGGATTTTCAATTACTCCGGGAGGAGCGTTTGGCGCGACCGGAGAATTGAAAATGCCACAAGTTCCCTCGCGCCGCGGCCGTTCTGGTTTAAATTGAAATGGGAAATATACTTCTTTAAATCTTCTTTTGATTGGTTCCCTGTCTTCTTCGTTGGTGAAACATTGTTCGATTGAATAATTGGATAGTACTATAATTTTTTGTGGTCTTATTCTTTGTAATGTGCCTCCTTTTATTTGACCTGTGAATGGATATCTGTCACTCCAAATTTTTAAAGCTGATGCTGTTACTTCGTTTTTGGGACACCATTCTTCAATGGCTACTACACTTTGTCCCTGATAATGATCCCACCATTTATTTAATTCTTTTTGATAATGGTCAGGATATTGTTGCCATAGACGATAACTTTTCCCTGTTCCTGTTTGCCCATACCACCATTCATTAGATAGTTCTTCTATAATGTTTGATGATCCTTTTGAAAATGATAGTATTTTTTCATAGTAACGGAAATAATATGATGGATAACGTTCTTTTATTATATCAAGTTCATTATTTTCAGATAGTTTAATTAATTCTTGCCAGATTTGTTTTTGCGTAGCTGATGAAATTCTTTGCGGATCTCCGACATGGTAATATTTACCATCTTTTTTACAATAGTCAATTGCCTGTTGTATTGTCCCTCTTCGTTTCTCGATATGGAATCTTTCTCCCAAAGCATTTTTACACACTCGAAAAGAAATTGGATGTTTATATTGAATAAAGCCTTGAAGATGATGCGTTCCTTCTTCTCCAATTTCTTCTCCATAAATAAGATAGTCCGCATTATGTGGTAGTTGTTCAAGACTTCGTTTATCATCTTCTGTATAATTGTTTAAAGTAAATACAAAATCTCTTGATTTACCTACTTGAGGGTTTGACATATTTTTTGAAAATGAGGACTGGCCTAGTATTACCCAGTCCTCATGTGCCTGTGCCAAATTGTGCGGCTGTGGTTACCGTAGCCGCACATTCATTTCGCTTTTTTCACTGTACTGCACAGTGTTATTTTATGTCTCTCGTTCCGTACAGGAAAGAGTTAGGTTTATCAGGAGCTGCGTATACTGGATATCAAGCAGGTCGTGGATTAGCAAATATGGCTAGATCATGGTTGCGTTCTGGAAGAAATAGAACATCTCGAGCAGGGCGAAGAATGTCTACTCGTTTGTCTCAAAGAATGGGTAGATCTCGAACGATAACTCGTAATCGTAATCGTCGACAACCTTCTGTTGCTGGTATTGGTATTACTGGACAGCATGATAAGCGTCTTGTATACTTAAAGAGAACTATGCCTCGTTATAAGAAACGTCGCTGGAAGTCTTTTATTAATAAAGTTGCTGCTGTTTCTGAGAAAGATTTGGGTACAAGATCGGTTTTATTTAACCGTGTTGTTAACTATAGTGGTACTGACAGTTCGAAGCAGATGGTCGGTACAATTACCCTTTACGGTCAGGAATCTACAAATTCTGAGAATAATGATTTGTATTCTATTAAGGATTATGAAAATAGTGCTTCTGCGCCTACTTCTGCATTGGGAAATAATGTATGGAATTCTACTAAATTTCTGTTTAAAAGTGCTA